TTGAGGAAATGCGTTCTCAGGACAAGCGACGGAAAATAGCGATGCAGATAAAACGTGTCGGCGTTAACCCAACCGTAGCGAGGTTAGGATGATCCCTTTTGGACAATGGTTGCCCGACATGCCTGATCTGGAAAACCCCGGCGTTGTTTGCAGCATCTGATTGAATCTTGAGAATGGCTGGATCTTGCGGAGGTGCCTCTTCAGGCGCTTCGCCATCTTCGATCTCAACAATATTCCAGAAATCATCCGCAGTCTTGAACCCCTGCAGCTCGGTTATGCGCGCCAGAGTGTGGCGTATCTGGACAATATTGACCAGTGGGCCATTCTGGTTGCCCTGTTGCTCCCACGCAATCTTCTGTTCTTCCAATATGCCCAGAAGTTGCCGCGTCTGCTCGGACTTGGTACCGGTTCCCAGACCAATATTGACTTTCATATCGGTTCGGGTTTTCCATTCGCGTGGGTTAACCGCTTCGAATGTACCCTTGAGCCTGAATGATAATTCTTTGTTGCCGGAATGCGATTGCAATTCGTGGTGAATATTAACCATCATGTCTTTCAGGCCGGTTTCGGCAAATATCCTGGCAATCAGTTTGATCGCTTTCAGCGCGTCGGCCCGTTGCCCGGCGAATTCAGTGGCGGTCTTGTCTTTTTGCAGGGCGTTGGCGTCCATGTCCTGACCAAAACGACGGATGCCCGTTCTTTCAGACTGAACGAAATCAAAATATTCGACTAGAGACAGCATATCCGGAGCGATATTGTTATTGGGCGCATACGTTAGTGCTTGCCTTACATCACCACGAACCAGAATAGGCGCCGACGGCCGGTTGGTCAAAACATCATCAATGGTGCTGTCTGCGAGCTGGCTTTCAGAAATAATGGGGCGCTGGTTATTGAGTGCCGCGGCGTTGTCCAGTGCCGCGCGGGTCAGGAAAGTCTTAATCCGCTGCAGGTCAATAACCAGATCGGCCAGCGACAGGCCGAAGAGTTTATGCGGTTCAATAATCGGCGTCATGGTGGAAATCGGAACGCGAACAATGCGGGTCTTTGACAATAAAATGCTGTCATCGTTCCCGGTCATGACATGCCAAAGCTCAGACTTACCGTTTTCCCTCATGTCCAGGCGAATATAGTTATCTGCGACTTCAACATTCTGCATGGCTTTGTTAATGGTGGCGCTCTGGAATTCATCTTGGTTCAAGGTATCGCGGGCGATTTCTTCCTGTTCGTCAATGCGATCAACGGTTCTTAATTTTTCGACATCATCTTTGTTTAAGCCCATTTCAACAAGCGTCGAGCGGGCGACATTCTTTGGCTCATGCCGGACCAAAGGCGACTCTTGCAGGTTCAAGGCGGTGCGGCTTATAGAAACCTCTTCCGGCGGGATGGCCTGCACTCGGACGCCGGATACGTCCTTTGAGCGCTTTGCAACTACGTCATGTTTGGTTAGGATGATTTCTTTTTCTTCGGTCTTGGTCGTTGTGCCGTCAGGATTTTCAATGATAATCTCTGGTAGGAATTCGCCGGTCTTTTCACGGGTGATTTCATCGTCGACTATCTCAACGTCATCATCCAATTCCAAGACAGCCAGCGTCCCGTCATCGATACCAAAATAAAGCTCTTCTTCGTCAACCTCCCGATCCTCCCACCATGTTTTCACAAAGCCGTTCTTGGCTTGGAGCGCATCTTTGATAAAGGTATATAAAACCAGAAATCCGTTGTTCTGCTGATAGAAAACATGGTTCACGACATCGGTTTCTTGCTGGGCGCGGCGGACGTCATCTTCACTTTCTGGTAGGAACTCCATCACGTCTTCATTTGATGAAAATACTTCCAGCAGATCCGGCATGGCGCTTTCTATGGTCTGGAAAACATCGCGGCTCGTTACCTTTGACCATCCTGGCAGCGGCGGTAGGTCATCCATTTGTCCATGGTAGTAGTCGATGGCTTGGGTCCGTTGTCGGCCCAGCTCGCTTTCATTGTCAGAGGTGCCGATGGTGTTGTTATTTTCGGCGCGTATGGTCGAAAGTATCTGGCTATCATTCATCATGGCATTGCTACCGTTCTATATTTTTTCATTTTCGTTTTGGGTCGGCTCATTTGTTTGTGCGCTACAGCCATCTCTCCAAATGCATCGGCTCCGTGACTTGACCAATCATGGTTTGGCCCTAAACCTATATCGCGCGCTTCGTCTTTCTTTTCGTGATACCAGCCCAGCGCGTCCCTGCCTGCTTCCGTGGTATCGACGTTGAACCAGATCGCCGGGAATAACGTCCTAACCTTTTCAATTCGATTGCTCGCAGCGCCAGGGCCTTGGTTTGGTATTACCTCAACTTTAAAGTCGGCCCTTTGTAACTCGCTTTCAAAGCTAACATCGTAAACCTTGTCGTTGGTGCGGCCGTCGTGAGGCAAAACCATCAAGGCATCGCCGTAATCATTGCGCCTTAACCATGCAATGTGTTCCGATAATGGTTGTCCGACTGCTTCATAATAATTTAACACACTGACTGTTTTTCCGATGAATTGCACGATCCAAATCGCACAGGCATCGGCTTTGTTTCCGGTCCCACCTATATCCCAAAACGCCCTGATTGTCATTAGCGGGTCAAGTGGAACTTTGGTAATCCTACCATCAGCCTTTGCTTTCGTCAAAGAGGCGGCGTAATAGGCGCCTGAGTTGACCGTTGCATATTGTCCCTCCCAGATGTGAGGGTATTGATCCGGGTAATGCTCTTGGTCGTGTAGGCGTTCTTCTTCAAGCACGTCCGGGAAGAAAGGATTATCGTTCCAGTTGGATTCAACAATGATGCTGTTCTTGGGTTTCTTTGAGCCGCGCAACAACAGGTCGACCGCATCAGTTCGTCTTCGCGGGTTCCAACTAAACCACAGTTCGGAACCTTCGTTACGAATAGTTGGTCTTAACAATTGAAGCGACCGATCGGAAGCAGTTTGGCCTTCTTCCCACCATGCGCCGTCAAAGTCTTCGAGGGATTTGATGCTTTCGGAATTGTGGTCCTGCATCCCATTGAAAAGAATAACGCCGTCGCCAGGCGTTTCAATCCTATCCTTGAACACCCGGAATCCACTGTTGCCAAAGTTTTTTATTTTGTCTTCTATTAGTCTTTTAGCGGACTGGCTAAGAGTCCTTTGCACTTCACGGATGCAAACCCATCTCGTGCCTTGGTGTAGCAGGCATCGTTCAACCAATGCTTCAGCGAAGAAATGGGACTTGCCCGACCCACGGCCACCGCGGGCGCCTTTGTATCGAGCCGGTTCTAATAGGGGAAGAAAGACGCGAGGGGTTTTAATATCAACTGTTTTAACCGGTATCATCACCCCTCAAATCCTTATGCGTTTGTCAATGCTGAACTCATGACATAGCGACCATTGGGAAGTTTGATCCCCAAGAATGCTACCTCAGTTCCAGTATCGAGCCAATCAAGGTCAAGAATGCCGGTTGCCTCGGTCGTGCAAACAAAGACTTTCTTGGCCACAATAATCAATATGGCACCATCGCCGGCAGCGCCTAGTGTTATCCCCGTTGAACCACCTGTAACCACATAGGCAGTCCTGGCGGCGTTGAGGAACATATGAACCTCAATTTCTTCGACTGCGGTTATCGCCACGCCTTCTGAATCCAAGAGTGTGACCACAATATCGCGGGTGTTTGCGGTTGTGGCCCCTTCGGCACTTACCGTGATTGTCGCGTCAACCGCCGGACGGCTGATGTTGATGTCACGGGATTGCAATTGGTTTTGATCGCCTTGCTGTAATGCTCGGCCTATAATTGATCGTTGTACCATAGTATTTCCTTTTGCTATTTGCTTTTGCTGGGCAGGTTCGCCGCTGGAAACGTAACATGAATTCCCATATCAACGCAAATTATCGTCCTAATGTTTGCAATTGGGCTTGGCAGAGCATGAACAAAGCCTGTTCGTTTGACATTTGGGATGAACGATTAATCAAGCGGCCCTCTTGGTCATACCCAAGTATATAAACGTCTGTTAAATCTTCTTTCATGACATAATTCAAGGCCTGTTCGACCGTCATATTTTCACTAGGCCCAATTAATTCAACCTTGCCCATCAGAAGCCACCTATCTTTTTCTGCTTCAGTTTATTCTCGATCACCCACAAGACAAACATGATCAGCGCAGCGCGCCAATCAATCAGGAATGCCACCATGGCCATCGGAATGCCAACCGCAGGCCATATAAGGGCCTTTTTAAGCTTTTTGTCCATGATCGTCCTCCTTCAACCCGTACATTTCTTCTTCAATCAGACCATTGGTTTTGATGCCAAGGCCATTCGCCACTCCAATCCAATAGTAAGCCGATGGTCTTTGCGTGTGATATTTGTCTTCTAGTGCCATATCAACACCATAGAGCGCGATCTCGTCAACCTTTTCATAAATGGCGCAAGCCAGCATATATGAAACCGATGAAGCATATGAACGCTTGTACTTCTCCGCCATGGCATCCGTTGGGATCGGTGTGGCCACAGGATATAAATGCGCCAGGTGATTAGGTGTGTAAAACGGTTTCCAAGGGGCTCTAATGAACTCCATCGATGCTGAATCGTCCGGCCTGTCCGATATATCCTCGTGGCATTCAAAGGCAGCGCCCCAACGCTCAAAGTGTGCCACATATTCAGCAATGATCCAAATCTCGTGGTCGCCAGGTATTTCATCAGTAAAGTCGGCCATGCCCACAATGGCTATCTTCCTCATTCCAAATCTAACCTCTCATCCATGAGACAATAACCACAAAACAGCCGAAGCACCAAAAAGAAAAGAGCCCGCAACGGTAATCTGCAACCATACAGGAAAT